AAAACGGTTCGTTTAGACGTTTAAAGGGTGAAAAATGAAAAATCAAACATTATCTGATGGGTATTTTTTCGACTGGCTTTCAATGTCACAATTGCACCCAGAAGCCAATTTACCCATTGTTGCCTCTAGGCTTAAAACTGACACATGCTTAAAGACAGGGGAGGTTATACTTTATAAAGTTCCTATGGTTCATGAGGGTAGTTATTCAACGTCTATTGAAGTTAAATGTGATGGTAATCGCATTACCGTTAAGGGCAATCCATCACGATTTAATAGGGCTGATAATCTTTTTGGTTATTCTAATCTAGAAGATTGTGTTTCGGTTTATAATAAAATCTTAACTTCCTTGGATTTACCACCATTTACAGAAACAACAAAAATTGACAATGTTTGGAATTTTAAATCTAATTGTTTTAATCAAATGCCAAACGGTGCAATTGTATTACAAGTTCACGTAACCAAAAATTACTTTGTTGGTGAGGGCAATGTTAAAAATTTCATTCGTTCTTTAGGTTCTTATGCTTACCGCTCAAAATTACCTATGATTTACCCAAATGGTTGCACTATTGATTGGAGCGCAGGAAGTAGGACGCTTTATATAAAACTCTACTGCAAATATACTTCCATGCTTAAAGAGAGAAAAAAGCTAGTAAGCCGCTATACTGAAGCTGAGATGGAGTATTATGATAGGGTTATGCAGTATTGCTTAGAAAATGGTATTGCACGTTTAGAGTATGAATTTAAAAGTCAGTTTTTAGCTACAAGAAATTTAAGGTTTTACGGGGTTGGTGATATGAACGATTTATTAAAGTTTAGATTTGTAGAAGATAAGTTAGAAAAAATGGAAAATATTGTGACCGATTACACCTCTATAGCTGATGAATTATTATGTACGGGTATAGTAAAAACTCGTCAATCTGCCAACTCAACTCAGTCTTATTTTTTCATGTGGTTACATGGTCAAGACATTAGAAAAGCCATAACTAAAAGTAATTTTTACGTACATCGTAACCGTTTATTATTACTTGGTTATGATATTTGTGACCAAATTAATGTTTCAGCTATGCCTATTCGCGTTAAAAATACCTCAATTCTTTCTATTTCTGAGGCGATAGTTCCAGATTGGTATTATGTTGCTTAAAGAATGCGGTAGTTGTTACACCGCATTCTAGTCCTGAGTACGGGACTCGGTGTCAATTTCAACTTCACCCCCCACAATAAAAGTTACCAACTCGTTCAGGGTAATATCGAGGCTTATCGCTAGCTTTTCAAGACCGTTTTGGGTCTTTTCGGTTATCTTGATAATCATTGTACATATCCTTTAGTACGTCCGCAGTCGAGATTAACTTACCCCTTTCTGCTGAAATTTCAAGCGCTAGAATCATAATTTTTTCAGCAACATCTTCGTAACATCTTATAGTTTTTGTTTTCATGCTTGACATACCTTAATTTATTTTCTAGTGTATACACCGTATACAGTGTTTTAACTTATTAGCTGTTTTTTAATTTAATTACTTTTTAGGTGTTCTTATGAAAATTTTAGTCGTTGGTTCTCGTTATTGTGTTGGTAATAAAAAAGCAGGTGGTTCTTTTGAGTTTAGCCAAGTATTTGCCGCTTCTCCCATAAATAATTTCCAGTCTGAAAACTTTAGTGTTGTATCGTCCGCAGGTTGTGAACCTGTAGAATTAAATTGCACTAAAGAAGTAGTAAATCAATTACAAGGGATTTCCCTACCCCGTGAAGTTGAATTTATAGTAACAAATGAGCTAAGAAATGGACAACTTGTTCCTGTTCTTGAGTCTGTTGATACTTCAAAAATGAGCAAGGTTGCATAATGACTGAAGTAACCCTAAGCGCTGAACAATTTGACTTTCTTGTCGAGATTGTAGCCTTGGGGCTTATGCTTATTTCTTTTTATTCTGGTATCAAATTAGGTTATTCAAAATGATGTTATCTCCATATTTATCAGAATTATTAAACACTGAACTGGGGCAAGCTATTGCCGTTTCTGTTTATGTTTTTGCTTTTATTTCTCTTGGTTATTTAACCATGATGAAAAAGGATTAGCCCTATGGTTGATCCTGTCATTTCCTCCTTAATGGGTAGCTGTTTTTTAATCTGGCTTACTGGTTTTGGAATAGGAAAAATCTGGTCTTTTGTCGAGACCATTTACAAAAAAGCTACTGGTACTCATTAGCTTTTAACTTTTAACTTACTGCGGTGACGCACGAGGATTTTTACATGAATAAGCTACAAATGTTTGTTGGTTCTGCTATTGCTACTGGTTCAATGGCTGTTATGGGTGTGGCTAATGCCGCTTTAGATGGTACTGCTGTTACTGCTCTTGAGACTGAGGTTTTAGCCGATGTTGCAACTGCGTCTGGTTCTGGCTTTACCGTTTTTACAGTCGTAATTGCAACGTCTGTTGGTTTTGCATTATTAAGCAAATTTATTAATAAAGGCGCTAACGGTTAATTTTAAACCTTAGTTCTTTAGTGGTCGGTGGTGGGGGCGCTTGTCGTCCCCCCATTGACCGATAATGAATTATGATTTTAAGGTAATATCATGTACAAACTAGCCATCTTTCTTTTTTTCCTTTTTATTTCATCTTCAACTTTTGCCGTAACTTTTAAGCCGATAGGTAAAGCCAAATATTTTCCTCCCGTTCCTTATTCTTCAGCCGCTATGAATACTGGTAAAATTCGTGGTGCCGTTACTATTGGCAATGCCTTTGCTATCGCTAAAATTAAACCGATGTCTGCTTTAGGTGTCGCTAAACAATTAGCTAAACGTCACCCTTTCACCTTAGCCGCTATGTTGGCATATGGTTATTACGAAGATGACATTGGGCAATGGATGGCATCACCACAGACCGATAACTTATTAACCAAATCACCAAAAATCGAACAAATAGACGGTGTAACTGCTGTTGATAATATCGGTTACGATTATTTGGTTGGTGGTTCACATACTGAGCTTGATGTTGATTCACTTTGTAAAAGTGTATTTCCTGAAACTGACCTACGTAGAAATGTTTCGGGTGCTTGGGAAACACTTTCTGTTGATGATACGGCAAAAAGTTACGGTGCTACCTGTACTATGGATAGATGGGACAATTGGGGTGGTCCACATTATGTTCAAACTGAACACCCTAGAATAATGATTGCTTATACAGATACTATGGTAGTTAGAAGTTGCCCTCCTGATGGTTACGCTTCTTATATAATACCCATTACAGAGGAAGATGGAACTATAGGTGCCTGTACCTCACACGAAGCACAAGAGGCAACAAAACCACAAATTTTACCAATGGATACTGCTGCTGATAATATGGGCGATAGTGTCATGGATACAATGCAACAAACTGACCCTGCAACACAATCACAGGGTGATACATGGGCTCCTTATGTAGACCCTTCAACGGGTAATGTCGAACCAGAATTTATTTCTTCATATAACGTCCCTGATGTTTCCCCAGAATTCAATGAAATGCTTAAAAGTGTTGCTAGTGGTCAAGCTCAAACTGCTGACCCTTTAGCCGCTCATTATGTTGACCCTGCAATGCTTGGAGCTACTCAAACCGCTGTTACTCAAGCTATGAATGATGCACCATTTATCGACCCTACAACTAGCACAATCGTTGAACCAACAACCTCCACGGAAGGAGCCGCTACACCTGAAACTATTCCTACTGGCGCAAGTGATTCTCCAATAAATATCACTATTGAAATGCCAGAAGATGACACGATTTCACAAACTGAATATGAAGCATCAAACGCGGCATTTTTTGACCAATTCGCGCAAGCTTCTGCTGATTCTCAAGCTAATGTTGATTTGAATATTGAGGAAATGAAAACTCAAGATTCTGATTTTATAGATAGCCTTACACCTGACATTATCGACGCTTCGGGGATACCTGATTTTCCATCATTAACGGGTCTTTGGTCTATTGGTGGTGGTTCTTGTGTTGCTTATACAACGGATTCATCAATAGCAGGAAACACACGCACAATTACTTATGACAAACATTGTCCGACTTACAACAATGTTGTTCATCCTTTATTGGTTTGGTTTTTATATATCTCCACAGCTTTATATATTATCCATTTAGCTGGGCGTACTTTTAAATCAACTGTTAGTTAAGGCGTAAATTATGGGAATTATCGTAACTTTTTTTACAACAATGTTCGGGGGTATGACTTCCCTCATTGGTTTGTTTCTAGCTCGTAAAGCTACCTTTTCATTAGCTTATATTGTTATCTATATTGCTTTAACGGGGCTTTTCATGGCTTCTATTACTTCGTTGATTGGTGGGCTATCAAGTTCTGCTCCTTCAAACGGTTTATTGCAAGCAGGTTTATCTTTATTACCATCTAATTCGGGTCAGTGTATCGGTGCTATTTCAGCCGCGCATATAGCCTCATATTTATTCGTAATGAAAAACAAATTACTTAACTTAAAAGTAAAATCTTAGGGGTTTATTATGGCGGCATTTTTTGAGGGTTCGAGGGGATCGGGAAAATCTAAATATTCGGTTGAACGTATGCAAAACCGTTTAAAATCTGGTCGCGCTGTTGCAACTAATCTCGATTTATTTCTTGATAAATTACTTCCTGACAACCCTAAAGCGCATTATGTTCGCCTACCTGATTTTCCGCGCTCAAGTGATTTATTGTTACTTGATAATGCCTATCCTGAACTTGACCATGACGACCCAAAAACATACAACGATGATAAGTTTGGTTGTGTTGTCCTTGATGAACTTTTAACTTCTTTTAACTCTAGAACTTGGAACGACCCAGACAGGGTAGAGGTTGTAAATTGGATAGTTCAAAGTCGAAAATATGGGTGGGATTTATGTTTAATTGGTCAATCTATTGATGGTGTTGATAAGCAAATAAAAGAAACTGTAATTGATGAACTCTATTCTTTTCGTAGTTCTCAAAATATGTTCGGGGGTGTTTTTTGGAATTTATTTTTCAAACCTTGGTGGACTAAAGTTGTCCCTAAATTTCATATTTGCACACGTTATGATGGAAGAAAAAAAGATAAAAACCAGAAGATAGGGGGAGACCATTTTAGACGTAACGATTTACACGATTGTTATAAAACTGGTCAACAATTTAAAAAAGACGTTCGTTTAATTGCTCCAGAAAAGGGTAATAAAATGATAGAAATTGATGATCGGGCGAGTTATTCCGTTTTGCATCCTCATTATTTTGGAGTTCCAAAAGTTGAAAAAGCAAGCGCTGAAAGTGAAACGGTAAAACCAGAAATTCCAGAAATTCCAGAAGAATTAAAAAAACGAGCTAAGGTAATAGAGGCTCAAACCTCACCGTATTTTTTGCTAGCGCTTCTCGTTGTTTTTGGTGGTCTTTACTATTTCATTAATGATTGGTCAGCACAGCAAACGATTAAGAAAACAACAAAACCTGACATTCCGCTATCAACATTTGATAAAGGCGATTTTTTTACAAATTCAGTTGACGCTTTAAGAAATTCTGACTTGGGACAGATTTTTATAAATTGCTCTCAGCATCGGTCTGATGGTGTTTTTGATTATTGCTTTAACAATGAAAATGGTGATGTTGTTCGCCCTGAAAATGCAGGTTATCAAGTTTTATACAGTTCTGAATGTCACTCTAAACTTATAAGGGGAAAAATAGAATTAGACGTATATTGCAACCCCGTTTCCTACGCAACAAATGAACCTACACAAAAAGAACCTGGCACTGAAATATAATTCAGATTTTCTTATATAGCGTAGCGAAAACTTCTCGGTTCTATCGTCAACATATTAGCTTGCGATTTCTGGGGAGTTTTTTCTATTTCAGCGAAACTAAAACCTAAAGGGCTGATGAAAGATATTGTTACGACAGTAGTGAAGTTGTTTTACTAAATCATAGAAATAAAATAAACATCTGCCGTCCTGCAAAACTTCTCTTTTAAAAAATACCTTATAGCCGCTATAGGGTATTTATAACAGCCATAAGATATTTATTTTTAAATTAAGATTGCGTTTTTAAATTAAACTGTTATTGTTAACTTAACTTACTAAAAAAAGGTATCAAATTATGAAACCACTAAATGAAAGTCGTGTAATGATTCATCAAATTAATGATTTTGTTTTAGATAGAATCAGAATTATAAAATCAGAAGGGGGTTATGTTGCACACCTCCATATTGATGGAGATATTTTTGTTTTAATAACTCAAAAAAATGAAATTAGAAAATTTAAAACAATTGATGCTGCCTTTAATGTTTTACGTGTTTATTGTGAAAGCCAGTGTGTTCCTTTTGAAGTCAGACGTTCTTTAGCCGCCTAGGGGGTTATTATGATTGATACAGCTTATGTTCTTATGTTTAACAATAGGTTTTTCAGAAAGTTTGGAAAATCAAAAAGGGTGCAAACTGCTTGGAGCTTAGCAGGAGCGGAATTGTTTTTAAGTACAGATGATGCTTTTGATGTTCAAATTAAATTAGAAGCTTTAGGAAAGAAAAACTTTCTAGTT